TTTTCCTTGACTGTAAATTGCAATTCCGTTATCTATAACTACCCCACACACTAAACAAGTTTGTTTTGTCATGAGATTATCTAAATGGTATAATATTTATACCATTCGCATCAATTATAAATGGTATAAACAGAAACAATATTTATAATGATTTAAGATTAAAAAGATTTGAGTGTTTTTGTGCAAAATTTCTTAAAATAATTCCAGCAACTTTATTAGCTTCGTTTTCTGTTGCAGATCCAGCATGTCCATTTCCACCTTTTTTATGAACATGTTGACTATAATGAGTTAATTCGTGTGCCAAAGTTCTGAGAACGTCCATTGGCTGACGATTTTGTGTATCTATTATAATTTTATGTTTTCCATATTCTCCAAATGCTCCAATTTTTTCTGCAAACTTAGAGTTATTTACAAAATGAATTGATGGTAAATCCCTTATTTTTAATTGTCTTTTACAATAAGGAATAAATTCTTTAATAATACTATCAAATTGTTTTTTGTTCACTTCTTCTATTAAAAAACTTTTGAATGTGTGCATATTAAGCACTGAATTTGAGATAATCAAGAACTGTAGTCATATAATCTGTGGCTACACTAAGTTTATCTTGAACCCATGGCTCAAGATCAGTTTTGTCATTAATGATTTTTTGAAGTTCTGAGCAACACATTTCAATCATACGCAATTGAGTAAGAGCCATTTCTCCATCGGCTTCTTTTTCTTCTGTAATAAAAGATTTAAAATTTTTCATTTTTTTGCCTTTATTTTTTATTTAGGTATTAACAATTCCACTTTCTTAATGATAATGCCTTTCTTGTTGGACGACCTTTTTCATCTTTCATTGGACCAGGCATTCCGCCCATACGAGCACAGAAAGATTTTCTTCTATTTGCTGCTTTTGATCCTGGTTTTAATTTTGATGGTTTTGTAGTCACAGCCATAGAAAGATGTGATCCAGGATGTTCTTTACGATAAGAAGCAATACCTTTTTTATTCAATCCACCTGCTGGATTTTTACCTTCTTTACGCTGCCATGCAGCAGATTCCGAAAGTTCTCTAAATTCTTTAAAAGTTTTCATCGGCTAACTTCCTCCCAGTCCATAGATGCGACAACAGTATCACTACTACCATTAGAAGCAACCACAAGTGTAAGTTCATAAGGACTTCCAATTAATGCATTTCTTTCTAATTGAGATTTAAAAAGTGCTTCTTTTAAAACATCAACTTGAGTAATTCCTTGATTTGAAGAACTAAAAAATCCACTTGCAAGTATTCTTCCGCCACTAAAAGAAGTTCCAGTAATATTATATTCAACAGAACTATTAGTACCACCACTCACCCAACTACCACCAGTAGTAGTTCCACTTGCAATTAATTGCCAATTAAAGCTCCCACTGGTTATTGGCATTACAGAAATAGCAGTAGCAATTACAACAGCATCCAAACGATTTGGTGATGTTTTAAGACGCAAAGATATTACTGGATAAAATGTTCCAGCAGTTCCTAATGTTCTTGGTGAATTGATTGGAATGCCAACTGCTTGTTGTAATCCACGAAGTTCATACCCACCTTCAGAAATTACAGTAGAACAAATTTGTTTTAATGTTCCACCAGTAGTAGTTCCAGTATTGGTAATTTCGTACCTCAGAGGAAGACTTGCTGTTGTTATATAAGTTGATGTGATAAGATTAGCATGATGGAAAGAATGACAATGAATAAATTTACCATTAATTACAAATCCCATTCTGACTGTTCCAAGCCCCAACCATTCAATATCCATCCACAAAATTTGTGCTTTATCATTATTAAATGTTAAACCAGAAGGTCCATTACCATCAAGTTTATCAATATTCCAACCAGTATCACTTCCGCCATATACTCCACCAGTACGACTAATTTTTGTTTCTACTAATGAACCAAAAACAGAACTTCTTTCAACAAATGCTGAAGTAGTTCCATTTAATTCATAATACATTCCATTATCAGAACCAAAATAACCAACTCTTTGACGAAGATTTGCTTGAGGTGTAGCAGGAACAAAAGTATTCAATACAAGAAGAGATTTTCCTGGTTGATATGAAAATACCTTTGTAGTTTCTCTAATAACTTGAGAACCAGATATCGTGGTAACATTTAAATTAACAAGACCTTCATTTTGACTAAATGAAGAATAACCACCATTTCCGCTTGTAGTACACCACAATCCATTATCAGCAAATCTATGTGATGAGTCAAATAGAGTCATTGGTGATGAAACTCTTTGTCTTCCAAAAGCATCTGTAGCTGCTGATGAAGCATAGGAAAATGATAAAGAACCAGTTACAGGAATTGGATTGCCAACATCATTTGTAATTTCAATTGTTGGAGTTCCTGAGATTACAGAAAGAACTGAAGGAGTTCCTGAGATTACAGAAAGAACTGAAGGAGTTCCTGAGATTACAGAAAGAACTGAAGGAGTTCCTGAGATTACAGATAATGTTGAAATATTATTTCCAATATTAATAGTTGTTCCGCTAGCAAGTGATACAACACCGCTAATTCCTACTTGTGTTCCTGGTTTTAATGCTACGTTATCAACTACAATTCCACTAGTTACTGTAACGTTAACATTAATAGGAAGACCACTTGCGATAGTAACTTGAAGAGGATTTACTTGGCTGATAGGAGCACCTGAAGCAGTAGCAAGCATTACTACTTCAAATAAACTTTTTCCGTCGTCTCTATATGATTGAGTAACTTTATTAAATTGTGCCATGATTAGCTTCCATAATAGCCAACTTTAGTTGCAGTTACAGAACTGCCATCAGTCCAAATTACATCTTCTGGTAATTTAAGAATAATTATAGATTCATACTGTCCAATTCTAAAAGAACCAAGTCCAGTTACACCACTTACATAAACACTATGAGAACTTGAAGGGTCTTCGTGGAAAACTCTTACGTTTGTAGCTGCATTAACAGTCGTAGGAGTTCCACTCAAAGTTACATGCGGTCCTAAAATCCTAATACGCATTCTATTTTCCTAATTTATAAACTATTTATCTTCAAGTTCTTTTGAAGCATCTTTTAGCATTTTAGCTAAGTCTGCAGTAGAACCGACAAACATGGTATTGTTGACAGTAGTAGGAGAAGAAGATTTTGGTTCTTCTTTTAAATCTTTCATTTTCTTTTGAAGATCAATTAATTTTTCTGCTACATCAGCAACGCTTTTAATTGTTGTTGCTGCAACTTCATAAGCTCTGGGATGATCTGTGTTTTGTGCTAGTTCTAAAATTCCACTTGCAGCTTCTTGACCTTTATCAATTAAAGTATATAAATTTGCTCTAACATACTCATAATCTGTTTCAATTTGTGTTGATATTGTAATATTTTCTTCAGTTTTTTTAACAATAGCAGCTTCAACTTCTACAGGAGCAATATCAAAAACTTCATTCATATTTTTTTTAAATTTATTGTCCATTGAAAATATACCCCTCATTAAATCCAAAATTATCATCAGCATTTAATAAATTATCGTCAATGGTATTAATCACTCCATCGTTATTTTTATCTTCAAGTGCTTTTGGAGAAACACTATATTGAAGTGCTCGACCAGAAGTTTCGGGAGTCCCAATATTAATATTTTCAATACTTTTCTTAATAATTTTGGCAGTTTCAACAGGACCATATAGATAAGTTTTTACCGTAAAATCTAAGTTCCAAATAATAGTTCTTCTTGTAAACATGTCATCTTCATATTCATCTTTAAAACTAATATTGTTTAAAATAATTGGAATGTCTCTTTTCTCATTCATTTCAGGAATAAGATTCATTGTAATAGTAAATTGAGGTTGAAAAAATGGTAAAATTTGTTCAACAATTTGAAGAACATCGTCGTTATTTTTTGAAATAACTGATAATGTAAAATCAATATCATACGGAACTGGCATATATTGTTTTTTTGTACTTCCACTTTCATCTCCATTTGATCTAATATATTGAGTTGGCGCTACTTTTCTTCTGGGATCATATGAAATACCAGTCATTTCAAATGAAATTCTAGGAAGCGTAATTGTAAAATTTCTATCAATATCTGGAGTTTGTCTTAAACGAGCTAGAAATTTTTGAATTGGACCATACGCAAGCGGAACTTTTTCCGTTTTAATTAAATTATTATTTTCATCCCTTGTAATTAATTCAATATTATTAAATATTGTTCCAAAACCAACTACAGTGTTTCGAATAATTTTGTGATAAAATTCGTGATTTAACATTAGAACATGTCTCCTAAATTACCATATTCGCCAAAAGGATTTCCTTCACTAAAATCAAGTATTGTATCGCCTTGATCTTCAAACAATTTATTTTCTGAATATGCATCAGAAAGAGAAATTGTTTCATAATGTTTAACAGTCCATTTGGCTCCAGACTCTACACCTTGAATAACTTCACCAAAAGCAAATTTTCCAGTGCTGTAGGCTATTTCTAAAATCTTGGTATTAATATCCCAAGATGCAACTTTAGCTTGTACACCAGAAGTTAAACCAACAATATTTTCTCCGAGTTTGAATTCGCCATTTGCTTCGACATCTGGAGTTCCAAAAGTTACAATTGGAGTAGATACATATCCACTTCCAGCAGTTACAACAGTTACTCCTGATATTGAATATTTATGTGTGCCAGTACCAAGAATACCAACACCAGAAGCTGTAATACCTCCATATACTTGTACTGTTGATATTCCTAAAACATTTGTTGATGGAACATAATTACCTGCTGTTGGAGCTTCAACTAATTGTGCTCCCCAAATGTAAGCATAATCATCTTTGATTTTAAATCCTACAGTTCCTTGAGATTCGATATTTTCTGTATTTACAGTAAATGTAAATGTATATCTTTGCCAAATAGTATTCAAAACTGATTCTGTTTTAAATACCGTTCCGCCTGGCTGAAAATTCCATTGAACGTATGGTTGAATGGTTGGAGAGCCAGATTGACTTTTTGCATAAATTGACATGGTATAAGTTTTTCCAAATTGCAATCCACAATTTCCTGCATATTGAAAAATATATCCATCTCCACCAATCCAATTGACTTTATATGCTTGATAATTATTATTTGGATCTGATATTTCTGTAGTTCCACTTACTGAAGTCGATGCACTATGTTGCCAATAGTTTGTATTGTCAAATACTTGAGAATATTTAAATAGATTTGGTTTTGTTGTTGTAAACAATGCCGTTGGTTCTGAAAATAATACAATTGGTGAATTTAAATAACCATCACCGCCATAATCAACAATAACCCCACGAACAGAGCCTCCACTGACTACAGCACGACCACTTGCAAGAGAAGCTGGAGCAAATACTTCAATTGGATATACGCCACTTTCTTTGTTAAGATTATCAATGGTTTTGATTCCAGTATCTAAAATACTATCACCATATTCAAATAATTCACAGGTTAATGTGTAAACATAAAGACCATTAAGTTGATAAAATGGTGCTTGATTTTCTACAAATTTAATTTCATATACCATTTTGTTTAATGGGAACCAAATTAAATCGCCATCATTTGGTCTTCCAGTTACAATTTTATTTGTCCTTACATCTACAAAATCTTTCCAACGTCTTCTCGAAACAGTTAACGTAATTTCATCGGTAACTTTCAAACCAAATTTTGACATCAAATCACCTTTACCACCAAAACCTTCAAAATTTTCAAGATACATCTCAATCAAATAACTTTCTTTAAATTGAGAATAATAAATATCATGCCAAACTCGATCTTCAAAAAGTTGTCTTGGAATGTAATAAACTTCCATTCCATAAATTTTAATTTGCTCTTCTATAAGATCTTTTATTAAATTTTGTTCCCCAAATGTGCCTTGGGTAAAGTAAAGATTTTTTGTCATTATCCTATCATATCCAATGGCATTTCTTGATAAGTTAATAAGAATTCATTCATCAATCCAGCAATTTCTTTTTCTGCATCGTCATACATTTGTCTTCCATTTAAAGTAATACCACCAGGCAATTTAACTCCATCAAATTTAATCATATTTTGACCCCATTGTTTTTTAATTAATGCGGTTAAATATTTTTTAATCCATACATCATTCCAAACTCTTGGACTTTCATTAGGATCTAATACTCGATAACAATCGATAATAATATAATCAGTATTGTTCAATTGATTCCAATCGGTATCAATATAAAGTTTTCCTTCTCTTTTGTTATATCTTATTGGTTTAAAGTTTGAAATAACCCAATCTAAAGTTTCTAAGTAATTCTTAACCATGTAATAATTAAGAATTTCCATTGAACCAAAATTATAAAAATCATTCAAAAATAATTGATATTTGATACTGAAAATATTACCAGAAACAGATGCTGTACTATTATCCTGTGCGTACACTCTATTAATACCTATGACATGATCTGGAATTTCAATATAATTATTTTGATACGTTGTTGAAAAAGTTGCAGTAATTCCTGAAGAAGTGACTGTACCACTTGCAGAAACTGGTTTTACTGAAGTTCCAGACATTGTTGTTGTCTGTTCAAGACGATTGGTTCTTTCCCATTTAACTAATGGATCATTTAATTGAATTTTCAAAAACATTCTTTGAGAACCATCAAAATGATTCTCCTGAAAGAATTGAATGGTGTCATCTATTAAATCTTCAATTTGATCATCATCGACATTGATTTCTACTACAGGAAAACCAAGTCTTCTCAAGCAATAATCTTTTAGCTCAACTCTCGAAGAAGGTTTTGCCATAAAAAAATACCTCTAGTTTCCTAGAGGTATTTATAAATCTTAAGTTATATTTATAATATCAAGCCTGAGCTTCTGTCCAAGAGAGACGAGCTGCGATGCTTCTAGCAGTTGCGCCAGTATCGATGTTGGTTGCAACAACGGTTAGAATATCAGGACCGTCAGGATAGTAGCTACCTCTTACGAAGTTATTATAACCACCACCAAGAATGGAGTTACCAAGGTCGCGAACAAGAGAAAGATCAACTGAAGTTAGTGTAAAGTTTGCACCACCAGAAGAGTTGGTGTAGAACGAGAAAATTGGTTCACCAATGTTTGAGGAAACACTCGTGTTTGCGGTATGATAGCAAACCTGTGCGAGTGAAGAACCAGCAGCAGGAATCCACTGTCCACCAGCAACACTAGCATTAAGGAATAAACGTACAAGGAACTGACCTTGTGCAGTAATATCCATCTGACGCAACGTTAATTGCATGGTGTTAATAATTTCTCTATCACTGAGGTTAATTCCAGGACGACCATTATCAACAGAAGGAGCAATTCTTACACTGAGCAAACCATATCCAACGTTTTGTGGAACTGAAAGTGGAGTGTTCATACCAGCGGTGAACACGAATGATTTATCATCGTCAAATCTACCATCCATGATTACAGACGATCCCCAATGAGTAATCGTGGGTGCGAATCTTGGACTATGGAATTGTGCTACTTTAGGTGCGGTTGCTGTAATATTGTGAGCAACGTTTGCAGTACCCATTGGTACTACTTGATATGTGTTAGTACCAGATGAAGATGCAACATCACTCATGAAGACATAGTTTGTAGAGCCACTAACTTGAGTTCCAACAATAAATTGGTTATTGGCAATGTTAGGACCAATAATATACATACCAGCTTGAATAGCTGAAATGCCGCTTGCTGTTGTGAGTACGTTAGAATTTGTAGTACTGGTTGCAATTAAACCACCAATACCAACCTGTCCTCTTGTTAAACCACTAAAGGTTGTAGTATTTGGTTTGCTGGTATAAGTAATATACTCGTTGTCTACTAATAACGTACCAGATGGTGGGAACTGCGAATTATCTGCAACAGTGATACCAGTATCAGTTGCGCCAAGAGAAGCGGTCAATCTAGTTGTCAATGAATTTGTAGCTGACTCATAACGAGCAGGTAAGTTACCTGAACGCATGTAAGCTTCAAATTTCTGGTTGCCATTTAGAATTCTATGAACATAGATTACTTCACCTCTTTGGTTTTTGAAACCAAATCTAGCAGCGCCAGCACCATACCAAGAATAATCAATGTATACCATTTGAATCTTGTTGAGATCCAATTTAAATCCACTAGGACCAGTTCCATCTGCTTTATCGATGTTCCATTGTGATTGTGGAATTCTATATTCAATAATTTTAGTCACAATTGTATTTGACGGCGAAGAAATTGTTGCGCCGCGATACTCTGGACTAATTTCAAGAGAAGTATCACTGTAGATGTTCAATACTTTGTAAACACAACCACGAATTACAATTGCATCTCCCGTAGTTAATTGTGAAGAGAACAATGTGTTAACACCAGTTACAACTGGAGATCCGTTAGTAACTTGAACTGTGCCAGCTAATCTTTCGGTTGCATTTCTTCTAGTGCAATAAACGTTTTGTCCGTCAAATTCTAGGAAAAGACCATTTTGACGAGTGAAAAGACCAACGCGGTTTGTTGCATTATACCAACTATTAACAACAAGGTTAATTGGGAAACCAGTTGCAGTCTGTGCTGAAGTTGAGTTATAATAAGTAAACGTTTTATCAGACAACCCAGCGTTATCAATTGTAAAAGTTCCATTGAATGTATTTGGAACAGCACCTTGGATTGTTACAGATACACCAGGAACCAAGTTGTGTGGAATTTTAGTTGTTACAGTAACTCTTGTACCATCAGCAACTAATGATTCAACTTTAATTGGAGTCTTGATGATAGTGCCAGTTGAGAATTGAATACCCTTACCAGATTGGTAACGGAAATATCTTCTGGTTTGTCTAACAATTTCAACGTTGTTGGAATTTGTGCCAGTCGAGAATGAAACACCACCATCAGTTGGTCTGTGAATGACAAAACCTGTTGGACGTGGAGCAAGACCTTGAGTTAATCCAATAAAACCAGCACCAGGAATGTTAATTGTACCAGTTGGAATTGCGTTGGGAATAAATTGAAGGCTATTTTGTGAAGGAATTGCACAAATGGTAAATGCACCATTTGGAGCGTTAGTGGTGGCTGTAGTACCAGTCAAATAAATTTGATTACCAACTGTAAATCCATGAGTACCAGAAGTAGTTACAGTAACAACTGCGTTGGTGCTGCCAGAAGTAGTAATTGCGTTTGTTGGTGCAAAGTTTTTAATAAACGAACCAGTATAGAATGCACCTTGATATGCATATGTAAGGTTACTATTAAAAACGCTAGATGAACCAGCACCAGTAGTTATCGCATTCTTGAGATATGAAAATTGTGGCAATTGAAGTGAAGTACCAACAATAGCACCAGAAACGCCACATGCAGAATCAATTACCCAGTTACCATCAACGTTGGTATCAAGAGAATCGATAACAAATAATGGTTTTCCTTGAGTATATTGAGAAACAATATAGTTGGAAGTGGTAAGAGCGTTTACGGCACCTGTAGTAAGGTTTAATGCAGTTGCTGAAGTAACACCACTAACAGTACCAACTAACAAACCAGTTTGAGTGTAAATTGCATCTCCTGGATTTACATCACGGAAGAAATCAAGTTGAGCAGCAAAACCAGAGATTGTTGGCCAACCAGCTAAAGCAGTAATATTGCCAAATGGGCTGTAGATACCACCTACAGCTTGACAAGCAGTTGGAGCAGAAGTTAAACCAGATACAGTTGGGTTGAATGTAATGTTACCACTAAAACGATATCCTTGTGAAGCAAATGCACCGTTAGGGTTATTTTTAGTTGTGACGACAGTATCTGTATTAACTGTTGCAACAGTTGCTACAGGAACACCAGAAACAGTGTATATAACTGAACCAGGAGCTAAGTGTGAAGTAAATGTAGTATTAGTACCAGAAATAACAGCAATTGTTGCACTAGTTGCAATTGTTGGTGTAGCACCAGTTAATCCAGCAGGAGCTGGGAGATCGGCATTAAGAATAACGTTTCTTGTTGAACCACTAACAGTAATATCTCTTAGGCGAATTGGAGTTGTGGAATCAAAATAAAAAGTTGGTTTATTTTGAATAGTTTGTAAAGTTTCCCATTTAGTTGGTTGGGTGCTATATTCAAAGTCGGTATCGATAAGAGCTTGTGGAGTTGATACACGAGATTTTGAAACTGGATCAAGTAAAACTTCATCTGGTCTACTTTTTTCTGCATATTCATCAACAAAAATTTGCAGAATACTAGCCGCACTCATTGCAGCTGTGTTATAATTAAGAGTAATGACAGTGCCGAAGATTGAATACACACCTTGTGGTGCGGCTGTCATTGCTTGGTTCAATGTAATTGTATTAGTACCAGCATTATAAGAAGAAACATAAGTACCAGCGGCAAGACCATAACCACTAACAATTTGACCAACAATTGGAGTGTAAGTTGGAGTTGTAATAGTTAATGTTGAAACACCTTCCCCACCACCAGTTACATAAGTTTGTATTTCTTGAGTGGTAACGATAGTACCCCTAAGGTTAGGATCAGAAAAATTATAAATTACTGTATTTGTTGATAAATTAGTTACTAACAGCAGCCTTTCTTTTTGAATAGGATCATTGAAAGTAATTTTATTAAGGCTAGGGATAAACAAATATCCACTATCAAAAGTAATTTTTCTTGCCATTGGAAATTTCCTGTAGTTATTTCTTTATTATATTTATCATTTAAATTATTGTGATGAATATTCTTTCTTGTGAATATTGTGAAATATAATTTGTTCCGCTTCTTCCTGTAATTTGAAGTCTTCCCGAACCTTTGTGTACAAATGTAAAATGAATATTTGTAGCAGATCCAAATATTGTAGATGTTCCATTTGCAACATAAACTTTCGTTGATTTTTTGTTTGCTGCATTGAAAGAAGAAATATTTCCAGATCCAACATAGCCAGAACTTGCAAATTTTTCTGTTGCTCTGCCAGAAATTTGTAAATTGTAAATTTGTGTGGATGGTTTATATCCTTCACTAACTGTTGCAGATTTGAATCCAAATAAGGAACCACTTCCAATCCATTTATTTGTTGCTCTGAACTTGATACTTTGTCCTGTAATATTAATTGCACCAGAACCACTTTGAACACGAGTTGATTTAATATTTGTATAAGAACCAGATTCAGTAATATTTCCGCTTCCTTTGTTTGAAGAAACAAATCCAACTTTTGATGTACCAGTAAGCTGAATTGTTCCACTTCCAACAAATTTTGTGAGATTTGAAGAAACTTTAGCCGCACCAGAAACACTGAATAATTCGGTGGAAATATATTTTTTCGTAGTTGCTTCAGCTTTTCCGTTGGCAGCGAACAGACTTCCAAAGCCTTGATATTGACCTTTGCTGAATTTTTTCGAAGAAGCACCAGAAATTTGATATGTTGGTTTTGATGTTGATGCTTTGATTGCAATTGCTTTTGCAGCTCCAGAGGCAACAAACAAAGAACCAGAACCACGATATGCAATATTGAGTTTTGTTTTGATTGCACCAGAAACTGCAATTGTTCCAGAAGCAACAAACTTGACCGCTGATTTTTCCTTTTTCGTGCCAGAAATTTGATATGTAAATAGATTTTCTGGTGGATTTGCACCAAATGCTTTTGCTGCTCCAGAAGCAGAGAAAAGTGAACCAGAACCAAAAGTAATAACTTTTCTGGAAAATTTGGATTGTCCAGAAATTTGAATAGTACGATTTCCAGATAAAGACTCTTTGATAGTATCTTTGATTCTGGAAGAACCAGAAACAGTAATAGTTCCAGAAGTTTTGTAGTATCTGATTGAAAAATATAATTCGTTTTTGGAATTGCCAGAAATTGAAATATTACCAGAACTTTTATACTTGTCTGCAATTCTTTCTTTCTTGGTTCCAGATATAAATTCAACACCAGCACCGACATTTTTGATAACTGCTTTTTGTTTTGCAGAACCAGATAATTGATATGTAAATCGATTCTCTGGTGGATTTGCACCAAATGCTTTTGCTGCTCCAGAAGCAGAGAATAGAGAACCAGAACCAATATATGGAGCTTTGGTAAATTTCTGTTTTGTAGTTCCAGAAATTACAATAGGTACTGTTGATGTATATTTTCTTGTTGATGTGAAATTTAAAGTAGAACCTAAAGTTATTGGTAATGTATAACCAACAACGAGTTTTTCCGCAATTTTTTGTCGAGCAGAACCAGAAACTTGATATGTAAATGGATTCTCTGGTGGATTTGCACCAAATGCCAAAGAAGAACCAGAAAATGCAAATAGACTTCCACGTGTGTGCCAGTTTGGAACAAAATCTTGAAGTCTTGATGTTGTTCCAGTAACAATAATTGCGCCAAAACCAAGATAAGATTCTCTTGATTTGATTTTTGTATAACCATCAGAAACAGTAATAGTTCCAGATCCAGTAATTCTTTTTGGTGTAAAGCTTTCTTTTGCTTTTCCAGAAAGATTAATTTTTACTGGTGGAGATATATGTTTTGGAACATAATGTACAGTATTAAATCTATTGTAAATTTCAATGAATAAAATACCAAGATCAACTGGAAGATATTTCTCTGTTACTGCTCCACTAATTTCAAAACCGCCGCTTCCATATTCAGTATATCTTGCACGAAGATTTGTATATCCAGTATTTGTGGTAATAGTTCCAGAACCAACCAATCCGCCTTTGGAGAAATCGAACGAAGCACTGGAGGAAACGTTAGTAACCGTAGGAATATCGGTTTCAAAT